GGGCAAAACATCTTAGGCAAAGCTGATGGCTTCAGAGCTGCCGGAGCTGGCAGACTTCCAGGGCTTGAGCTGCTGGACTTCCTTTGGGTAACAAGGGAAGCTGTTGAATTCCATTGCAGCTGCATAAGCTTCAATGGCCTGTTGCATCAGCACACCACCTTCAGCCTGAAGCTCAGCACTCACTTCATAGATAGCTGTGGCTTGTGGGCTGGCCTTCTCTACGCAGACCATCCTAAAGCCCTTAGGCCGGAAGCCAAACACCTGTTTGAAAATCATACAATAAGCAGCAGCCTGGATGTGATAGCCCCTTTTGTAAGTGGTATTTAAGACATTCCTGGGTGTGATTAGCTCACCAAAAGTTTTCAGATCATAAATCCAGCCATCAGCTGTGACCATATCTAGCTGTGCCTTGAGTGGCACTTTGCCATAATCACAGGTTAGGCACAGCTCAGTGGCCACCGGGATGATGCCCCAATGGGCAAGCTCTGCCTTGAGTGCCTGGCCAGCCAGGACTGCATCCTGGTATTCATCCAAGGCCACCACCATCTTGCCCTGGCTGGCTGCTTCAAAGTTATCCCACCAAGCAATGGCTTCCAGAGTCTCAGCCTTTGGCTTCTTGGCTTCCCTCTGTTTCTGGGTGGGCTTCTTAGGGGCATCCTCTGGGGTGCAGATCACAGAGGAAGTGAACAGCTCCGGCTGGAGCACCAGCAGATGGGTAAGGCTTCCAATCCGCAGGGCAGGGCTGTCCTTATGGGGTGCATCCATTGATGCCTTCATATGGCCGGGTGAAATCAAGGCCATCTTGGCCAGGCTTTGATTGAGTGCCTTGTGGGCATCATAGTCAGCCCTAGTCCATTTGGCAGTGGGCAGTGCGTTGATCATTTCTTGTGTGAGCATAGGTGTGGGTGCGTTTTACTTTGTGGGTGTGTAGGGAAAGGCAATGAAGCTGGTGTTGGCCATCCGGCAGAAGGCCAGGGCATCAGCCTTGGTGTCAAAACGGACAAGGCCACCTTCAAAGGAAAGAAAAGCTGGCTTGGGTTTCCGGCTGTCTTCTACCAGGATGAAGAAACGGTTTGTGCCCTGCTGATCCTGCCCTATCTCTGGGCTGTATGTGGGCAGTGGGTTTTTCTTATTTGTTTTTTCTGGCATTGTATGCTTCCCGGTTTCTGTTGAACAGCTGGTGATTAAAACCCAGCTGGATCAGTCTGTTGTCTCTTGCTTCCCTGGCTTTGGCAAGGTCAGAAGGCAGCTTTTCTTCAATGTGTTTTTTCTTGATGCGGACTCTCAGAAAAATCTTCTTACCTTCAAACCTCAGATGGTGATTGTCTGGATCATCGGTGCAACCCTTAGCACCCCGGCCACATTCAAGCAGATAGGCAAGTGCTTTGGCTGACATACCCCAAGCAGCAGCCCTAGAAGATAGCTCTTCACTCATTGGCCTGGGCTTGCTCAAGCTTGGCCACCTTGTCAGTGAGTGCCTTGACCACTTGGGCAGTCTGCTTCTGGTGCTGGATAAGGTCTGCCACCACTTCAGCCAGCTGCCGGACAGCCTCAGCAGTGGTGATGGTGGGGTGTGTCTGGTTAATCATTTACCAAACAGGCTTGAGGCTTCACCCATTGCCTTCTCATAAGCATCCCAAAGCTTTGCTTCCTTAGGCTTGTATTCCCCTGCATCAGCAATGCCCTGGACAGCCCCAGCAATGGCCAGAATGTGCTGGTGATAGGTGCTGGCCTGGGTCTTATGGCAAGTCATCAGCCACTTATGATCTGACCTGAGTGCGGCCAATGCGTCATTGGCTGTGTGCAAATCTTCCATCACCCTGGCCAGCTCTTCCTTCAGCCCCTTAACCTGGTCAGCGTGATCCCGGCACTCATTGCCAAGACGCAGGGCAGACGCAGCCAGGCTTTGATTGATGCTGTCAGACTGTGCCAGGGCTTGCTCTGTCTGCTTAAACTTTTCCCAAAGGTGGATGAAAGTGGCCTTGCTCACATAGGACACAAAGGAAGGTTCACCGTGATCTGGCAGCTCACTCATTTCTTTTTGCCTTTCACTGCCTTGCGTAGCTGTCGGCCAGAAATGTCTAGGGTCTTACGGATGTGCCGGGGCTTCATCTTCTCAGTGAAGAAGAGCTGCCTGGCAATTTCCCGCAGTCCCCAAGTCAGCCAATTAAAGCCTGGCCTCTGGGCTTCCTTCTTCATTGGGGCAAGGTCAAGCCGGGGCACAGGCTTGCAGGGATTGAGCTTGGGATTGTGTCTGGGCTTGGCCATAGGTTAGGAGAGCTTAGATTTAACAGCCTCAAGGAAAGCCTGACGCATCTTAGGGGTGGACAATTCCTTCACCTGGAATTCAGACAGGTCTTTCAAGCCATCACCTTCATTCAGCCAGCCCTTGCTGACCAGGATCACAGTGGCAGCTTTGATGCTGTCATCAGTGGCCAGGCCAAAGTCAGTCCACCATTGGCCAGAAGTCAGAGGCTTGGGCTGCTGAGGCTGGGGCTTGGGCTGGTAAGCTTGGGCAGGGCTGGTCACCTTTGAAGCCTGGTTGCCATCATCATCTTCCAGCTCAGAGGCCACACCTAAGCAAGTGCTTAGGGCATAACGCTTTAGGTATGTGAAAACACTGCCAATGTTTTGCTGGTTAAGTCCGGCAGCATTTACCCCAAGCTCACCACATTGGAAGATGTGGCCAGATGTGTGGATGATGCTGGTGGTGATCCACACCCGGTCAGCATTGGAGCAAGGGACTTGGAAAGCAGCCAGGCCATAACGGCCAAGCACAGGTTTGATTTCTGCCAACAGGTCAGCCAAGCCAAAATATCTGGACTTAAAATGTGGGTTGATCCTTGAGGCGGTCACATTCTCACATTCAGAAATGGCTTTCACCAAGGCTTCAAAGGGTGTGAGAGTGCGGACAAACTCAAGCCAGGCTTTGGCCTTGTCCTGTTCAGCCGGAGTGGGGATGTCTGTGGTGATGGTGATGGGCAGGGTGGCTGCGTCATCCTTCTGGGTTTTGTGTTTGCTCATTGTGTGGGTGGGTGGAAAGGGGATGGAGCTTTGGAAGGGACTTGAACCCTTAACCTCCCGATTACAAATCGGGTGCACAGCCATTGTGCTACCAAAGCAAGGTGGATCAGGGCTGGGTCTTGTTAAGCTTGGCCAGCTCCAGGGCTTGCAGATAGCTCTCTAAATCTTCAATGCCAATCCGCTTAGTCTTCCCGGCAGACAGTCCCAAATTCCACTTGGGCTGGCCATTGATGACTGTGGGCTTTAGCTTCCTGGCAATGGTGTTGTCAGGCAGGATGACATAAGATGTCTGGCCGATTGGCCGGATGACAGCTTCAGCTAAGGGTGTGGGTGTCTTCTTGTGTGCCATTAAAGGGTGATGTTTGAATTGTGTTTGATGTGCCAGCCCAGGATCAGCAGGGCATCTGCTGTCTTCAGGGTCAGGCCAGACACTGCTGGAAATCTCCGGCTGGCTTCTGCCTTCAAGGCTGACTTCCATTGGCTCTGGGTCTTGTCACCTTTGGGGATGCCCAGGCCAGACTGCCAGACCTGGGGTGTGACCATAATAACAGGATGCTGTCTGCCCACACACCAGCCTTCCATCCATCCGGCAGACTTGCCAAGCTTGAAGGCTGCACTGCTGGGGATGAGTCTGCCCACAAAGGGTGGGACTTTCTCAATGGCCACTGTGCAGCCATAGGGAATGATGTCAGCCAGCTCTGCCTGGTCTTCTGGCATAGGGTGCAGAGTGATCTGCCCATCCATCCAGAGTGCAATGCCACCACCCAAGCCTGGGTCAATGGCTGCATAAGATTTAGAAAGTGGATTGTCCAAAGGGTTTGTCTTGGTGATTTATCTAATCAGCTTGGCCTTGCGTCTGGTGATGGCAGGGCACTTGGCCAAGTCAAACTTTGCTTTTCGGAAACCTTCAAAGCCAAGATTATGGATGGCATACAGCTCTGCCCCGGTGGCCTTCCGGCCTGTGTGATCCTCAAACCTGTGGCCATTAAGGGTCAGCCAGCTGTGTAGATAAGCCCTGGCAATCATTGGGTCATAAGCCTTGGCATAGGTGTGGGTGCTTAGGCCATTGGCCTTCCTCCAGCTGGTGACATCAAGCCAAGCTGCGTAGTGGAATTGGGCACAGCCCCTGGCCAGGCCACCATCCCCTTTGGCATTGGCTTGGCCGGAAGACTCAATCTGGATGATGTCTTCAATGAGCTGTGGGGTCACTGCCCAGGATTGGGTGGTCATAAGGATCAGCAGCAGGGTGGCTTTCATAGCACTCCACCCCATTGATTAGCCATTGCATCAGCAATCCCCTGGAAGGTTTTGCTTCTGGCCTTCATTCTTTCAAGGGGCTTTAATTTCATTGTTTCATAATGCCAAATGGGGTCTTTCCGGCCGTCCTTATAGGTGTGGAAGATGGGCTGGACAATCTTGGTGGACATCAAAGGGGGCAAACCACGCAGCCACAATCCTGTCTTCTTGGAATGGGGATCACCAAACTCATAAGGCTGAACATATTGATCCGGCTTGCGGAACATAGAAGAGACACTGCCCACAGGATTTTCACAGCAGACCATTGGGATGTGTTATGACTTGAGCTGGAATAAGTCCAAAAAGAATTCCAGGGCATCAAGCCTGTCTTTCTCTCTGGTGGGAAACCTGTCCTTAAACTCTGGTTTAAACCATTTATTTCCTGTCACTGTGAGATAAGTGCAAGGGGGGTGGGCAATCATTAAGTCCCAATTCTGCCCAAGAATTTTGAAGACATCACCCTGGAAGTGCACACCAGGTGTGTCACTTGGCAGGAGATCACAGCTGACTGCATAATGTCCAGCCTTGGTGAACGCATCACGCACAGTGCCACTGCACTCACAGGCCACAAGCACTTGGAGTCTTTTCATAGCACTGCACCAGCCTCAATCCCACTGAACACAGAAAGAAATTTCATTTACGGACAGGCACACAATTGCCCCTTTGGGTTTCACCATCAGCCCAGACAAACCTCCAAGAGACTTGGATGAAACCACCATAAGCCACAGAGACATCCACCCAAGCTTCAATCATCCCAGGCAGGGAAGACAAACTTGCCTTGTGATCTGCCATCAGGGTCTTGGCTTTCTTTAGGCCAGCACTTTCTGTGTAGTCACCCTGTATCACCCGGTCATTGATGTGATACAGCTCTTCAAGGATGCAGCTCATCTGCCAGGTGGCCAGGTCTTTACTCATCTTTTCAAAAAGCAATGTGCCTTGGGTTAGCATTGTGGCAAGGGGTTTTATTTGTCCCACCTGATACACACCAGGGCAGGGTGTCTCATTGATCCAGAAGGGGTGAGCTGCTGGCAAATCACTTCAGCCACCTTCCCCACCCATTTCTCTGGGTGGTCATAGATGTCCTGCCTATTGGCATCAGTGAGGCCACCAGCCACAGCAATGGTCTTGCCTTGGTAGCAAACAAGCAGTGCCCCAGCTGCACCATCAAGCCTTCCCTTGCCAGGCTGGAAGCCCACCACCCGGCAGTCATAGGTCTGCCAGCCCTTGAGCTTAATCCAAGCCCTGCTGCGTTTGCCAGACAGATAGGGGGCATCCACATCCTTGACCATCAGCCCTTCCCATCCGGCTTCTAGGGCATCAGCCAAAAGGCTGTCAGCCATTTCCACCAGGTCAGCAGTGGTGATGATGTCCACCACTTGGATCAGTGCCACCTTGGCTTCCTCAGCCTGGGTCAGCTCAGCCTTGCTGAACATAGTTTCAAGGCAATCCCTGCGGAGGGAATAAGGGACTTCACTGCTTGCACCCCAGCCATCCACCCAGGGCACATCAAACACAGTGAGCTTGGCCAGCTCAGTGGCCTCAGCCTTCTGGGTTAGGTGGCCAACACCACTGAAGAAGTCAGCCCCGGCTGTGGCCTCACAGTCAAGGGTGACTGCCTTGCCTACTGCGTCAGCCAGCTTGAGCACCACAGGGGTGAGCAAGGCAAGGCTTGGCAAGGGGTGACCATTCCTGGTCTGGTAGCTGACAGACTTGCTGACAGGATCAGCACTGACCAGCACCCTGATGCCATCCAGCTTTGGCTCTAGTGCCCACATCTTGTCACAGTGAAGCTTGCTTAGGTCAGCCAGAGCAGTGGCCAGCATTGGCTTGATTGAGTCCATAGGGCTTAGGCTTTCCGGCTGGTGAGGCTGTTAAGAATGACAGCCAAGATGATGATGCAGAGGAAGCCAGCACCAAGCAGAGCCATCCCCTTGATGGTGTTTGCTTGGGCTTCAGCCAAGGTGGTCTTGGCTGGCTGGGTGGTGTGGGTCTTGTGGGTTTTCATAGGTTAAGAGATTGGTGGTGATTAGCCCCAAAGGTTTAAGGTCTTATCCCAAGCACCCACAGGATTTCCCAAGGATCGATTGAAAGTCCGGAGTGGTGGAGGAAGCCCCTTGTAAGTCTTAGCACCATCAGCAATCAGCTTCCAATAAGTCAGCTGTTCCTGGGTCTGCCTAACTTCCTTGACAGCATATTCCACAGCCTTGGTGTGCTCCTTTGTGTTAGGCTTATGTAGCTTAGCTAAGTCAAGGCAGGCTTCATCAGCTTCCAATGCAGCAGTGAGTCTAACCACCCAATAGGGTGCAACAAACTCAAGCTGGGCCGGAGTCCAAGTCTTCAGGTCTGCACGATTGGCAGGGGCAGTGGGCTTCATAGTCATTGGGTGGATCACTTGGTGGTCTGCTTGGTGTAGTCCTTGGAGGCTTCAATGTTGAAGCCACCATTCTCAGTGACTGCACCTAGAAGGTCAGCCACTTTGCACAATTCCTGGCCGATTGCATCAGGCACATTGCCTTGCAGGATGGCTTCCACAATCCTTTGGGAGTGCTTGAGCTGTTCCATCTTCTTGTCAGTCATTTGGATTTTCATTGGTGTTATGGTAGGAAAATGATCAGCCCCAGAGTCCTAGGGATTTATCCCAATTGCCCACAGTGGTGTGCCTCTTGGCCGGAGTGCCACGGTGGGTGGCCACGCTGCCATTTCTGTGGTGAGTGCGGAGGGAATGAGGAAGCACCTTGAAGATGCGATCAGACAGGACAAGTTTCCAGAAGGTCAGCTGCTGCTGGGTCTTCTGCTGGAGCTTTAGGGCATCCAGCCGGAGCTGAGTGCCTTCTGGGGTGTAGGCCACCAAAGCCAAGTCAGACAGCTTCTGCTTCTCCAGCTTGGCCACCCAGAAGGGTGCAGCATAGGTCAGCTGATCAGCAGTCCAAGTCTTGAGATCAGTCCGGTCAGCAGGGGCAGTGGGCTTAGAGGTCATGGTGTGATGATCGTTTAAAATTAAAGGCCAAGCAGCGTTTCAATTTCATTAACTACTTCAGACATCTTATCCCCATAAGGGATGCCATGATCAGCAGCTGCTTGCTTGATGGCTGATCTAGGTTCCAGGCCAAGCTCCATCAGATGGATAGAAGCCTCAGCAATAATGGTCAGTGCGTTTGTCATAGGTGTGAAGTTTTGTGGTGAGTGATAGTCTCAGACGCAGAAGTGAAAAGCAAGGGCTTCATCAGACATCCCATTGTAGATGGTGATGGTGCTTCCGTATTTGCCCACCATTGCTGCAATGCCTCTAGTGACATTGGCCGATCCGCACTTGAGCAAACGGAAGCCAGCCTTGGGGTCTTCCCCGGCCTTGGTGAAGATTACATTCTCAACACAAGCCTTCTTCACCTTGTTCAAGGTCTTCTTATTGTGCTGCTTCTTGTCTTCAGCTTCCACAAGGATGTCCACAAGGTCATCAAACTTGAAACCATTTTCAGCTCTGAATTCCCAGCCCTTGATGTCACAAGGATTGATGGACTTGGCAAAGGCTTCAGCAAGTGCTTCATTCTCAAAACGCTTTGCACCTTCAAAGCGGACAAAGGTGCAACCACCGTGGCCTTCATTGCTGGCAGTGCCAATCACCTTACCATCCAGCAGGACGGTGGCAGTGAAGCAGATCGTTTCCTCAGACATCCACCGGACAGTCTTGAAGGACTTGAGGGTGAGTTTGCTGAGCTGGGTGTGGGATGCGGTTGTCATAGGTGTGTGTGATTAGGTTTGGATTACTCACCCACCATCAGGCATCACACCCCACCTGTCAAACAATTATTTCAAACGATTGTTCCCCCACCTGTTGATCCTCCAGCCCAGCCTCACCCCCTGCCTTCCCTTCAGCCAGGCCAGCTTGGCCTCCCTCCACCCAGGACTGCCCACAGGATGCCCCTTCTTTACCCCTTCCCTGCCCTTCTGGGGCTTCTTTAGGGTGGGCTTGGCTCTTGGCCTGGGTCTGGGTGGCATAGGGGTCTAGAAGCCCAGCCAGCCAGCCACCCCCTAGCAAGCCCTAAAGCCTAACCCTTCTGTAACCTTCCCGCCAAAGGGCTTCCACAATCACAGCAGTCAGGTGTCTGACCTTGGTTTCACTTAGCTTGTCCATATCCCCAATGTGCAAGGCTTCGTGCACCAGGGTATTCATCCGGCTTCTCTCTGACTTGTGGGCAGGATCAATCCGTAGCTCAAACCGATTGCCACCCAATGGCTCTGCCTCACCCCAGCAGTCTTCCCTAGTCAGGTCAGTTTCCACCACCCTGAATTTCTTTTTAGTCTTGGCCATAGAGGTTAGCCCTTCCGGCCAAGGTGCTTGGTAAGTCCAGACCACTTGAGCACCAGGGCAGTGAAGATGAGTCCGCAGCTGATGGCCAGACCCAGGGCAATGTCCTTGCAAGCCATCAGGGCAGCTGTGGCACTGTTTAAATTCTTCTCAAGGTTCACATCATCAGAGGCAATGCCCCTGCCGGGGATGTCAGTGATCAGCATCACCATTGCATCAGTGCTTCTGAGACTGCTGATGATTAGGTCACAAGTCAGATAGACTGTGAGGCTGGCCAGGGAAGAGATTAAGACGCACCCCACCACTGCCACCAAAAGATTTTGGGGATTAAAGTCATCAGCCTTGGCCTTGTCACTTGCCACGCTTTGATCCTTTCCTGGGTCTGCTCAGTTTGCCACCCTTCACCTTGGCCTCTGCTTCCTGCACCTTAGCTGCCATCTTGGCTTTGATAAAAGAAAGGCCACTGTTCAGGATTTCCGGGGATGCAAAGCCAGCCACACCACAGACACCCACCCTGAGTCCTTCACCCAGGCCATAGTCCTTGGCCACAAAATTAACGAAATAGGCAGTGACCCCGGCAGTGATTGAGCTACGGACAATAAAGCCAATGCTTTCCTTCTCAGTGCTCATCAGAAGCCTGGCAATCATTGCAGCCATCCCAAGGCAAGTGGCCACAATGCCCTGCCTCACAGCCTCATCAGATGTCACAGCCTCTAGGCCGGATGCAGGGGCAGCACTCACTTGGGCTGATCCTCAGGGCTGTGGTCTTGGATGGCCGGACATTCCACAGGCTTGGCAGTCATCTTCCTCCAAAGCATCACAGAGAATTCAAGGGCAATGACAGCCAGGGTGACACCCACCACCCAAGGGAAATAAGATGAGTCAAACACCCAGGGCAGACTGACAGTGGCAATCCCACAAAGGATCACCAGGACTGCATTGAATTTGCCAATGCCAATGAAGTGGCCAAAGGCCATCAGCAGAGTGCCCACAGCTAGGATGCCAGCACCCACTAGGCTGAGCATTGTGCTGGCCTTGTCCTTCCTGGCTTGCTCCAGGGCAATGTGCTTGTCCGTCAGCTGCTGCTTCAGCTCTGCAATGTCCTTGGTGGCTTGAGCTTGCTGGGCTTCCATCTTAGCCCATAGGCTTTCTAGCTCAGCAGCCAGCTCCTTGCCCTTGGCCTGGGCATCTTGGAATTCCTTTGTGTCATTCTTGCTGATCCTCTGCCGGGACAGAGCCACTTCCTCAGGGGCAGGGGCAGGAAGAAAGGACTGTGCCACTTCCAATTCCTTATCAGCTCCGGCTGGGTTTGTGGGGATGGCTTCCCTGGCAGCTGTAATGCTGGCACTGATTTTCTGGTCAGCCTTGTCCTGCTTCTGTCCAAAGCTCTGGGTGACTTGTTCCCCTGGCTCTGGCTTAGGATCAGGGCTGGGCACTATGGACTTGGTGCACCCGGTCAGCAAGAGTGCCAGCAGTGCCAGACGCATTGGCTTATTTCTTGAGGCTGTCCAGGGTCTGCTTGGCCTTGGCTTCAAAGCCTTGGAGCTTGGCAGAATTCTTACGGAAGATAAGCAGCCCGCAGATTAGGCCAGCTAGGAAGGTGAGGATGTAGGTCATAGGAAATTAGATTAACATTTTATGGGGATGTGTAGCGTGCTGGGACTTTGAATGAAGTGCCATTTGCTTGGATTTCTATTTCAATAGGATAGTCACTGCTGTGAAGGTTTCCGCTAAAAGGTGAGTTTCCCACTCCACCAATGTCATAAAGATAATTGCCACTCTGGAAATAGAAAGCAGACCCAGAGCCAGCCAAGCACTTGATGTTAGAGGCCACAATGTTTCCACCCACTGTAAGGGCTTCAGTCAAGGCAATTGCAGATGGGTCAATCTGGATGCCCACCTTGCCTGAGTTATCAATAATTGTGGCAGATGTGTCTGGAGTAGTTTCATCCTCAATGCGGATGGCAAAGCCTGTGCCCTTCTGAGTAATCCGCAGACCAGGGGTGCTGGCAGTGGTGTCAATGACCTGGGGTGATCCAAACACATTGCTTGCATTTGTTGCAGCTCCATAAACCAGCGTTCCATTGGCGGTCTTGTAAGCCATTTGCCAAGTGCCAATCCACACATCCCCGGCCACTGAGTTAGTCAGGTTAGCAGTGGAATTGATGCTGCCAATGTTAAGGCCAGCATTTGTGCTGGTAGGGGAAAGGGTGTTCACCTTCCCGGTGAATGTTGCACCAGCAAGAAGTGCGTAAGGTGTTAGGTTTGGGGTGGTCGCAGCTGTGCCCTGGGTTGTTCCATCAGGGAAAGTGATCCCACCACCATTTGTGGCCAAGACAAACTTGCCATCAAAGGGTGTGAATTTGTGCAGATAATGTGTGCCAGCTCCTGTGTCATTGTAAGAGTCAATAACCAGATCAGTGTTCAGCAAATTCCTGATTGAAGGTGTGTAGACTGTGCCGGAGAATGAAGCACCAGACAAAGCAGCCTTGGCATCCAATGCAGTCTGAAGACCTGTGACAGTGCTGATGGCCTGGGTGTGGCTTGTGTTGGCCTTGAGTGCCAAGGCTGTGTCCACCTGGGTGGTGGAATAGACATTAAGATTTGTCCTGGCTGTGCCCACCACAGGCAGATCAGAAAGATTATTGGACAGCCGGAGATAACGGCCATCAGCAGTGGTCTGGGAAATGGGTGTTTCCAACACCAATGGTTCAATGGCAGCTTCATCCACCACTGAGCTTTTAAGGGTGCAGGGGATTTGCAGGACAGTCAAAGGCTTGCTGTCAGAAGTCACTTCCACTTCCAGGGTGGTTTCAAAAGACTCTGCCCCATCAAGCAAGCTGATGGCTTCAGCTGTGTTCAGGTTTAGCTCACCCTTGTAACCCTTAAAGGATAGAAGGCCAGAGCCATTGGCTGTCAGCCCAAGAGTGCCAGGCTGATCAGTCACAGTGATGTCATAAGCATAAGCACCCACTTGCTGGACTGTCACCTTGTCATCTAAGGCATTGGCATCCAGGGCATTTTGGACTTCAAGGGCAGTAGCTCCAACAGCAATTGTCTTGGTGCTGACATCTACCCCAGCCAGAGAGTCAAAGGCCAGGGTGAATGTGCCACCTTTGGGATCAGGGGAAATGCTCACCCGATAGGTGGCTCTAGTGCTATCCCAGGCAGACAGTGCTGTGACCGTAATTGCACAGGAAGAAACCTGGGTAAAGCTGTTGGCAAAAGCAGCCACAGTCTGCTGAAGGTGCACCAGGGTAATCTGGGGATGTGTGCTGTCACCCACTTGAAGGGGGCTAATTCCCGCAGTAGAAAGAGGGATCAGGCCGGAGCTGTCAGCAGTGATGTCAGTCCTTGCCCCATTGTTATTGAAGGCAATGCTGTAATTGTCACCCACCTTTGAAACCACCACACCACCAGCAGAAGTGATGCTGGCAAGGGCATTGAGTGCAGTCTGCACCACAGTAGCTGTGGCATTAAAAGCTAAGGCAGATGTGACATCACCACCAAAAGAAAGCCGGAAAGTGCCGGATGTGGGGCTGGCATCAATCTCACCTACTGCCACCTTGATGGCCAAGCCAACAGGATAATCCACTTCCTGCCTAGGGTAGCTGGCAACATTGGTATCCTGCACCAGATAGACTTCCACCTGTGCTTTATCACCCAGGAAAAGGCTTGGCTTGGTAACCTGGGAAGAGCCATTAAAGCTTGAATAAGCCACCCCTAGGGATGGTTCAATGAACAGTTTAAGGGATGTAGGCAGTGGCATAGGAGCTTCTTAATTATGCTTAAAGGTCAAAGGTCAGGCAATTGTGGTGATGGCAGTGATCTCATCCGGCACTGATGTGCCAGGGAATGTGCCCACTAGCTGACCTAGTGGGTGGCTGTTATCCCAGGAAGGGCTGGCAGCTGTAACCCCAGCACCATTCAAGGTGACTGAAGCACCACCCAGGATCAGGGCAATTTCATCCACATCCAATCCAGCACCAATGCCCTGGACTTCTGGCTGGCCAGGGTCAATTGGGTTTTCATAATAACCACCCCAAAAGAAATAGACTTTAAGATTTAGTGGCTCATCAATTATTCCTTCATAAGCAAGATTGCCACTCACCCCACCGGGGATGCCCCTGAATAGCTTTCCACTTGTGTCAGCCACTGAAGCAGAAGTGCCTGGCACACCATAATCATAATTGGTTAGGCTGTAACCAAACACAAAACTTGGATTGAATTGAGCAGCCACTGCTGTCCTGACCTGTCCCCAGGTCTGGCAATGTCCAAGGCCACCACTTGATCCACCCACATTGATCCAAGTCCTTGTGATGGAAGGCTGGGCTGGCATCAGACTCTTGCAAAAAAGTATTGTGCCACATTGCTACCCACCTTAATCCTGTCACCCCACAGTGATCCTGTCACATAATTCCAGACTGTAATCTGTTTAGTCTGTGGGTCTTGGTAGGCAGCTGCCAGCAGAATGAAGCCCAGGCTGTCAGTGGCAATCTGCTGTGAGTTAAAAGCTTTCACCATTGGATACCCTGCTTCATTGGCATTTGTGCTTGGGAATGTTGCAGAGGCTGTGGCCTTTCCGGCTTGCAGATAGATGAAGCAATAATGGGTGGATGAATTAAAAACAAAGTCCCCTTTGGGCTTGGGAAGCTTTGTCATCAAATCAGCTGTGGCATAAACTTCAGGTGTCACATTGTTCAGAGTGCCAGGCTGCACTGTGAAGTGATATGTGTTCCCTGTCTTTCCGGCTGTTGAAACTTTAAAGGGGTTTGTGAAAGATTTTGTTTCACTATCAATCTGCAATGAAAAGCCATTGCCTGTGTTGATCAGGGTATATCCCACACCTGGCTCAAGGTTTCCTAGGTTATCCTTGGCCATCAGTTTGATTTCTCATAAACCAGGCCATTCCATCCACCAGAAGCTAATCTAAAGGTGAAGCTGACCTTAAACACTGTGCCATAATTTTCATAGGTGCACCCGGTGACCAGGCCAAACCTATCGTGATAGCTTGTGACAGGTGATCCTGTCTTGGGGTTAGGGAAGTCTTCAATCCCTGCAAAGCTGGCAAAGGTCTTGCCCACCATCTTCTGTGCATCCTCTACCCCCTTGAGGCTGTTGCAGTAGTAATTCCCGGTCATCTGAATGTCCGGCACTAGATAGGACTTCACACCCACCAGGCCATAAGTCACAGCATCAGCATCAGTGGAAGGGAAGGTTTGGGTTTCATTATCCCATCCTAAGTCTTTAAGGGGTTTGCCAGATGATCCAGCCTTGCCTGTTACAAACTTTGGGTGGGTCTGGATTGGCTGGGTGGTCAAGGCCACTTGGCCTGTGACTTGAAACCTAGTGAAATTTCCAGACTCAATGCCTAGATAACTTGATGTGATGACAGCAATGCCATTGGCATTTACTACATAAGAAGACTTGGCACAGGTCAGCCTGGAGTCTTCCGGGTGGACTGACTTAACCTTGGGTGCTTTAGCACTCACAGAGCTGGCATCACAGACAAAGGTTAGCTGGCTGGTAAGCAGACCATAACCATCATTCTCAATGACCCAGCCTGGCTGAAGGCTGATCTGGCTTAATGAATTACCCTTCTTGATTAGCTTAGTCATTTATGTTCAGGCAATAGATTGTTTTGTGAAGTCCACTGATGTGGGTGCTTCCGGCAGTGTCTTGAGATTAAGTCTCTCAAGCTCCACTAGGATTTTGGCTTGGATGTCCAGGGTTTCCTTCTGGTAGTCCACAGGTGAAAATGCTTCCCCTGAGATAGCACCACCAATTTCCCTGAGGCTGGAAAGAGTCAGCTTCTCTGGGGTCTTCCTAGCCTTCTCTTCTGCGTCTAGGGCTTTGCCCAGCTCATCCTTATCCTTCTTGGCTTTATCATCAGCAGCCTTCTTGGCTTCATCTGCTTCCTTCTGAGATGCCTTTGCTGCATCATCCTTAGACTTCTCTCCGGCCTTTCTTTTGTCTTCTTCAGCCTTTTTGGCATCCTTCTCAGCCTGGGTCATTGCTTCTTCAATGGCTTTGTCAGCACGATCCTGGGCTTCTTTTTCAGCAGCTAAAGCTTCAGCAGCCACAATGATCTCATTGGCCTTGGCCTCATTGGCAATGCGTAGTCTTTCCTTTTCAGCAGCTGCCCTGGCTTTTAGAATACGCATAACCTCATCTTGCACATCCTTCATCCCTGCAATGGTTTCTGTTCCAAGCACCACAGCTGCACCACCAGCATTGGCAGCCCTGGCAGCTTCAGCTTGCTTCCTGGCAATAATTTTTTGACCTTCTGGGTCAGATGTAAGAAATTCTTTTGCAGCTTCCTGCTTTGCAATCTGAGCCTCTTCCCTATTCTTGGTCTGCTTCTCCTTAATCTTCTTCTGCCGGATCAGCTCAGCCTCTTCCTTGCTGATGCCAGCTTCTTCACCAAAGCCACCAGCCAAGTCCATTGCAGCCTTGAGCTGAGGAAGTAAATCCTTTGCAAGAGTTTCACCCAGGACTGCTGTGGCAATCTTCATTGCAGTGGTGTCATCCTTAGCCCCAAGCATAGCAGCCCCAAGCTTCTCAATGACATCCATTGGCTGCACCAATCCATTGGCAATGTCATCAGCTGCAAAGCCCAGGACTTCCAGCATCTTGGCTGTGTCATTGCCACCACCCACAGCCCCGGCCAAGAGCTTCTGAATTTCTGTGTAAGCCTTGCCCACTTTATCAATGGACATCCCGGCTGCGTCAGCTGCACTGCTTAGCTTTTGATAAACTTCTACAGACACACCTAGATCAGTGGCCTTATTGCTCAGCTCTGCTGTGTTATCAATGGCTTCCTGAACCTTCTTCTTATGCTCTTCAATGGCATCACCAATGGCACTGAAGGCCATCTGTGCCAGGGCAAGTGGAGCTGCAAAACCTAAGGCCATCTTGGCCAGGTCACTGCCAAAATTCTTCAGCTTCTTTTGGACTGTTTCAACAGCCCTTGAAGCCTGATCCTTGGCTGAGATTGTAAATTCTAGATCATTGGCCATTGGTGTCTTGTGCTCTTAATTTTGCCATTTCGTCAATCAGTGCCTCATCATCAGTGGTCAGAATTTCAATCTTAGCCCCAGCATTTATGCTGAAGACTGCGGAAAGCCAGATGGCCTTGGCCTCTGGCATTGTCAAAGCCTCTGCATAACCAATCCCATTAGAAACAAGATTGGCCACCACTGTCAGCTGCCAGGGGACTTGGGCTGATCCATAGCTCTTTCTGTCAGTCCTTTCCCAGAATTGGGGATAATTGCTTTGGGTGTCTGTGTGCCGGACAAAAGCCAGAGCAGCCCTTTTCAAATAATCCTTTGACACTTGCAGCCGGAAACCAAGCCAGATGTCAGCCAGGGTGGGTGTCCCAATGGCCTCATCACTGCAAATCTTCAGAGCAATCACCAGGTCTTGTGGTGTGATCTCCTGGCCATCCTTGGTTAAAGGGCTGTTAATCCCTTCCAAGAAAAGTCTGTGCTTCAAGCAGAAAGGCTTGAGCTTCCGGCCACACACAGTGGTGCTGGCAGGGGTTAGGAAAGCATTGATGAAACGCTGGTCAGCCATTGCACAGGCTTAACCAGGATCATTACCCAGGTCAATCAGACCTTAGGCAATGCCTTCAAAGTCCACAGCTGTGATGGAGATACGCATAAAACCTTTTGCTTCCCCACGCTCTTCGATGGCTGTGATGTGTCCAGAGAAAGCAATGCCATTGCCTGTGAAGGTTAGGTCACTGCCAATCGTGCCTGAGTAGGCAGTGGGGACAAGACCTTCAACAGTCAGGGAAGTGCGTTCATCAGAATAACGGACACCAATGACCACACCTGCGGAATTGGTAACCTCATCAGCATTTGCCCAGGACTTGCCCACTGTGTAGCTCTGGACAGTCAAACCTGTCACAGTGCCATTGATGCCATAAATGTGGGCTGTGCCCTTAGTGGTTGCCATTGGTTTTGGGTATCTTAATTATGCACCCCAAGTCAAACAGCCGGAAGCACCATCAAGACATCAAAGGTCAAGGTGGTCATAAAGCACCTTTCACCCCGGCCTTCAGTCAGATCAGTCTGGGTGCAGTCATAGCAATAAGCATCGGCCAGGGTGGCAAAGGAAGCCTTGATGGCCACTAGGTCATTGAGCTTTGCCATCACATCCTGGGCTGCTGTCCTGTGATCTGTCAGGGTCTGGTCATCAATCTGGGTGAAGATGCCAACACTCACCTTGCAGACATAATTGCCTAAGCCCTGGGCAAGCCCTTGTGGGTAGCTGGCAGACTCACAGCTGACCACAATGCTGGGCAGCACAAGGTCTTCAGATGTCTGACCCTTGGTGATATGGTAAGCAGCCAGGCTGGCTTCAGCTACCAGGGCAGCTGTCAGTGCGTCTTCAGTGATGTTCAGTGGTGATTTTGAGGCCATAAAGTTTAGGTGGGTTTCTGGCCATTGTTGGCCTTCTGGATAGCAATCCGCATAAAGTGATTAAGTCTGCGTTGAAGCTTACCCTGCCGGACAGCTATCACATACATCTTAGTGCCAGCTAGATAGCCCACCCCGAAAATGTTACCGAGGTCATTCCTGACTGTGATAATCACATTGTTATCACCAGCACCCTGGCTGATGTTGATGCCCACCTTTCCGTGGGTGGCATTGTGCCGGGTGATCCAGGTGGGTAGCTTACGCAATCCCCTGGTCTGTTCCATTCCATTGATGACAGGCTTGCCAATCTGATTGATGGCAGACACCCATCCGGCCTTCATCCAGCCCACTCTTTCCTGCCTCTTCTTGATGTAGTCCTTGATAATCTTAAAGGGGGCAAAGGTGAAGGGCTGACCTTTCAGCTTCCCATCACGATCCTGGCCACCATTCTTTCTGATGCGTCCCCGGTAAAGGCTTCTTGCTTGATCGTGCCTGGCCTTCAGGGTCTGTTCATTATCAATGAAATTGAGTCTGCTGTTGCCCCACTTCTGGAAGATAGACTGTGCCCTTTTGAAAGCTCTATCCCCATTCTTGTCCATCCAGATTTTCTGCACAATCCCGGCAGACTTAGGGGGCTTGCCCATCTTCCAGGCTTCAAACTTTGTCCGGCTTCCAGCCCTGGCATTAACAGCCACAGCTAGGCTTTTGCTGTCTTCTGTGACCACAGTTAGGACATCATAAACAATTGCCCACTCACCCCACTTCTTGGCAATGGGCTTATCACCTTTGCCACCACTACTGCCATCCAGGGGTGGTGAATAATTGATGGCCTCTCTGGCAGTCAGTGCAGCCTCTTCTTTAACTAGCTCAGTGGTGAGCTGCTTGGTGTATGCACCAAAATCCTTAAAGACCTTCAAGGTCTTTTCGTGCAAGTCCCTTCTGATCCTGATCTGGATGTCAGATGCCATCAGTGCTGGTCAGCATCCTGACACTGAAGCTGATACCAGGCAGAGCCAGGCTTGGTGGTGAAGGCAGTCACCCGGAACACCCGGCCATCAAAGGTAAGCTTCTTGCCAGGCTGACAGCTGGCCTTGATTGCAATGACACCAGAAGTGGTGGGCAGCTTCACCAGGGTGCTGACCCTTTCCATCAAACCACCAGCCTCAAGGGTAGGGGCAAGGGTGGGATCACTGACCATTGCAGGGAAGGCAGTGCCAGCAATGGTCACAGTCTGTCCGGCCTCAGCACACATTGCCAAGGCATCAGCCAGCATCATAGCAGAAAGGGTGGCATCCATCATTATTGCAGAGGCTGTCAATTGGGTCTGGCTTGCCCCAGGAAGCCTTTGGCTCGGCAACACCTGCCCTAGATACCACCAGACACAAAAGAGGCCACCATTTCTGGTGGCCTCTGTGATCAGCTCAGCTGTGCTTGCTCAGGCAGAGCAGACACGCTTCCCGCTGGAAGCCCTGCCAACACCACATCCAAAACGGACTGTGGCCGTAAGACGCACAATGCCATCAGTGCCCTGAGACTTGAGCACCTGGACAGAAAGACCAGAGGCATCAACAGCAGAGGAAACTTCACCGGGGAACATAGACGCATTGGGCAGAGCCATTGCCACGCAGATGGCATCCTGGCCAAGGGCAGCTGCTGAAAGTCCTTCAGAATTTGTCGGAAGGTCTGTGAATTCAAACACCTGGAAACCGCCCACCTGGCCGATCAGGCCGGAGCGAACAAGGGAAGCATCACCATTGCCAAAGGGTGTGACCAAGGTGGCATCCTTACGGAGAGCACCAGCATAGGTGCTATTCACAAGAAGGGCACGATTGTCAGAAGCCTTGGCAACATTAAGGTCAGTGTTCAGATCAACAATCTGGCCATAATTGAAATTGGCAGCAGTGATGACTTCACCAGCAGAATAATTGGCAACAGTGAAGAGAGCACCAATTTCACTGTGAACCTTCTTCACCAGCTGGCTGATGGCTTCCGGGACGAAAGCATTGACCAGGTAGGCTTCACCATATTCAGCAAGCTCTGTGGGATCGAAATCCTTAGTGCTGTGAAGGTGCTTCAGGGTGACAGTCTTGGCTGTGATGTTGGCCGCATCAGACTCTGTGTAACCACCATTGGCCTTGGAAAATTCCTTGGCTTCACCACCAGAGATCAGGCTGACTTGCATCGTCTTGCCAACAGCTGTGGGTGTGAGGTTAGTGGAGAAAGCGGAAAGGACAGCCAGACGGCCACGGAGGCCAGCCAGCACCTGTTCAGCAAGGACTGCCGGAGCAGCTGCGATTGTGTTAGACATAGGTTTTAGGTATTAGGGATTAAGAAAAAATTATTTGGTAGCAGTCAGGATGGCCTGGTGCTTCTTGAAGAAGGCTTGCTTATCAAGGCCAGGGGTCATCTTCAGGAAGTCCTGCCGGATGGTCATAGGATCAACAGCTTGGGCTTCATCACCAGGGCTGACAGCCACAGGCTTCACACCAAGAGAGGCCACCACTTTGGCAGCTTCCTTGCTGGCTGTAATCTGATTGGCAAGGGCAGCTTCAAGCTGCTTAGAAAGCTCAGCCTTCTCAGCCTGGACAGAAGCAAGCTCTGCTTCAAGGGCTGTGCCCTTAGCATTGGCTTCTTCCACCTTGGCAGTAAGGTCACAGGAAATGGCAATCTTTTCAGAAGCCAGATTTTCAAAGGATGTCTGAAGCTCAGCTTTTTCAGACTGAAGAGACGCAACAGCTTTCAGCTGGTTTTCCAGCTGGGCTTCCGGGGTCAGAAATTCTTGGGACATCTTAACAGTGCAATGAGAGTCAAATGGCCTTCACTTCTTCTTGGCAGTGGGGACACCCAGGGCAGGAGCAATGGCCTTCATCTGGCTTCCTTCAAGCTGGGCAATCAAGTCCTTCAGGCTGTTAGCAAGACCTGTGGCAAAGCCCTTCTGGGCAGCCACCTTGCCGGACATAGACTGACCTTGCAGATCAGAGTCCTGCACCATCTTGCGTTTCATCTTCACACCAGCCTTAAAGGTTTCAGCCAGATCATCCACTTGCTTTTGCAGATAGTCATCTTGCTCAGGGGTGGTGCTTGTGCCTGGCACTCCAATGGCCTTATAAGCTCCGGCCTTATAGACCTTCACTTCAAGTCCAGAAGCCTTGGCCTGGGCAGACTGATCCATCAAAGTAAGATAAACACCCACAGCCCCAATCGAGCTGCTGGGACTGACCACCACCCTGGTGGCTGCACTTCCAATCCAATAGGCAGCTGAATTCATAGAGCCAGAGCTGAAGGCAATTGTTTCCACAGGAAGACTGCGGATTTTGTCAGCCAGCTCTTCAACCCCATCCACAGCACCACCATCAGAATTAATGTGGAAAACAATCCTGGCCGGATTGGAAGCAAGGGCTTCATCAATCTGGTCATCAATCTTCTCCACATCAGCAGAGCCAAATGCATCCAGGGGACTTAGACCCTTGCCAATCATACCCACCACCGGGATCACATAAGTGCCACCCTGGGTCACATAGGGCTTAGGAGTCTCACCAAAAAACTGAGACAGCAAATCAGTGAAGCCTTGCTTGGCCTTCAGCTCAAGGTGATCCTTGGCAATCTGGTAATCCACCAGGAAGGGTCGATTGCCATTAATGGCTTTGATAAGGTTACGCATAAAGAAATTAGGCAGGGGGCTGGGCAGGGGCTGCACCAGACTGCACTTGATCAATCTGGAATTCAGTGGCTGTGGGTTTGCCTTCACCTTCCTGAAGCCAATTGAAGCCTGGCTTGTAAAGTGTCCACAGAGGGATGCCTTCCTTCTCAGCCAAGGCCATAATAAATTTGAAGTCTTGTGCTCTCTTCTGGGCTTCCTGTCTGAAGTCCAAGCCCCTGGCTGAATAGGCTTCAGACAAGCTGAGCAGACCCAGCTCAATGTCAGCCCTTTCCTGGGCAGCATCCCGGCCAGCATCCACAGTGAGTTTCTTGGGTGTAGTCCAGCTGACCTTGAACCAATCAGGAGAGTCCGGCAGATCACCATTGGCAATGGCACTACCAATCACCCAATTCCAGGCGGGGATGCACAGCCTCTGGATGATGATGGCCTGCCAGCGGCTGAAGCTTCTGTCAGCTTTAGCACTGATCAATCTCATTGCACTGCCCCCTGCTGCTGTGGGATCACCACTAAATTCATAGGGAAGCCCTGTGCCTCTAGCAATATCCCGCTGCACAGCCTCTAGGAATTTTACAAAATTCCCATTGGGTCTTTTGGACTCCAGACTGATAAGGTCTTCACCTGGCTCAAGAGCCACAAGCTTGCCACCCATCCGGCTGGCCACTGCGTCCAGGCTTCCTGTGCCACTGCCTGACAATTCACTTGCCAGATCAGAGGGAATGAAACCACCGTTTTTCTTCAGCACCCTTGTGACATCCGTATCCTGGCGGACTGCAAGCATCTCTAATTTGAGCAGCTCATCTTCTGATTGAATGTCTGACCAGCTGTGTTGAAGCAAGGGAAGCCCCCGGCTGCCAGATGAATAATCATATTCACAAACCTGGCAGACAGCAGAGGCAGGGACAGTCCGGCTGCTCTTGTCACTCTGTAAAACATTGTAAGACTTGATCCTGCCATTGCTGTCAAAGGTGACACCATCAAGCATCCCAGGGGAAACAGCCTGGCCTTCAGGGTTACCCACCCGGTGGCCTTCTACCAATTGCAACCGGGGCTTTCCATCTTGTGGATCATTGACCAGGATGCAGAAGCTGTCACCATCCCTGAGGCTTCCCCTAAGCACAATCCGCTGGATTTCTGCAAAGCTAAATCGGCCACACAGTGACAGGGACTTACAGGCTTCAGTAAAATAATCTTCATACAGTGCAGCCTTCTTCTCATCAGTGCAATGGCTCTGGGCAGTGATAGAGTCACCAATCACATAAGTCACATAGTCACTTAAAATCTGCCGGATAAGCCCACAATTTCTTTCACCATAACGCAGCCTTTTGATCATCTCCACCCGGTCACTTGGGGTGTAGTCCACTGAGAAATCCACAGCAGTCCCATAGATGACAGCACGATTGCTGGACATTCCAACAGATTGGAATTGGGAAGCTCCAGCCCTCTTCTTCAGCTTGGGTGCATCTGCACCAGGCTTAGGGATGGGTGTCTGTTTCTTGGATGCCATAAAATGTTAATCCTTCAGATTGCTCCAATCAGTCCTGAGCACAGTGATCCTTTCACCATAGACTGTGGGATTTAGCAATTGAAGTGCGTGCAGAGCTTCTGCCAACATTTCCTTGGCTGGCATTGTGATGGCTTTGCCAACAGAAGTCCCACTGTCAGAATAACTTGTGGTAGTCACTCCGGCAGTAATAAGGCTAACTGCCTTGGCCTTGATGGCCAGCAGCTCTGCTTCAGTTAGCCCAATTAATAGACCTTGGCTCATTCTAAAGATTGCAACGGAAGTCAATTGGGCTGCTTCCTGGTTTCCACCCGATCAACAACAACGACCCTGAAGCCACTGACACAGCAAGCCAGGAAGCAGCTTGAGGGAAATGTGCCCAGCCCAAGTGCGTTGTCAATCTGGTTTCTTCTCCTGGGTTTCATCTGGCCGGACAGCTTCTGTGGCTTCCCGGCCAATGATGCCCCACCTGACAGCCAGGATTAATCCCATCAGGGCACAATCCCAAGCGTGATTGCCACAGGTCTTGCTGGAGGGAAGCACCCAGGTGGGCTTGCCACTCCGGCTGTCCTTCACCCTCAGCTCACTTGTGAGCTGGGCAATGTAGTCTTCCGGCACATTTCTGGCATAGGTGTGCAGCCTGGTCTTCTGCAAGCCAGCCAGCAAATCTTTAGTCTGAAGATTGCTCCACAGGATCATTTCAGCCCTGTTCCTCTGGCCAGGGATAAACACCGCTTGCTTGTCAGAATAGAAACGCTTGGTGCTCTTGCCCCCTAAATCCTGCACAGTGAAGTCTGTAAGGCCACTGCCCCTGAGACTCTTCCACTGCCTGGCTGCTGTCCTGGCATAGACTTCCTGGGTCTGGTCACCACAGTCCACCCCACAGAGTGCCTTGCTTACCTGGTGAAGTTTGGCCAAGTCATCCAGCTGCTCCCAGGTTTCTACCCTACCCCACCACCTCAGTCTGCTGTGGCCAGACTTGCTCCAGCTTCTGATCTCTGTCCAGAAGTGTCCCCGCTGCACATCTGTGGCCATTGTCCTGAAGGGCACTGACCCAGCCGGGATTGTGGTGCTGTTCACATCCACCACCCTGGCCTCAGGGGTGATCCAGGCTTCCTTATCCCAGGCATCACCCAGGGCATAGTCCCCAGCCTGTGCCTGGGCACTCATTTCCCCAGAGTCTTCTGACCAGCTTTGGGCAAGCCTCTTCATCTTCCAGGTGCGTCTCAGTGAGCTATCACCATACAGCTCATAGGCTTCCTTGGCCATCAGGAGCTTTGCACCTTCCTTGCCCCAGGAAGAATTGCACAAGCAATTCCAATGCAAGCCCACTGATCCCCAAGAGCTGCTGGTGCTGGTGGCCACAAACTTTGCACCCCGGTCAATCCTATTGGCCTCAGCCCTTACCCCTGGGGTGTCATTCAGTCTGACCTGGCAGTGGGCACATTCATAAGTGGTGGCATTTTCAACAGCCTTCAAATCCCAAGCCCCATTCACCTTGGCAGAGTCTGGAAATCTGACCTGACTCCAATCCCAGGGCTGGACTGCGGAACAGCTGGGGCAGCTGAAATTCCAATGCATCTGGTTTGTGCCGGAGTGAAGCAGATCAAATTCTGACCCCACATCCCCGGCTTGCCCCATCACAATCACCCTACCCATCCAGCTGAAGGACTGTGTGCGAGCTGAGGCTTCAGCAATGTGACCCCTGGGCACAAGCCAGGCTTCATCAATAATCACTGTCCTGAGTGACAGTCTCTGCAAATTGCTTTCATTCCAAGCACCCCTGCAATAGACCACAGCCCCATTGGAGAAGTCTGCCACATTGCTTTTATCATTGTCAGTCTCAGCCAGCAAATCTTTCACCACAGGAGTCTGCTGGATTAGTGGCCGGACATACCTGATGAAGAAGTCCTTTGCTTCCGCATCATTTGGCTCTAGGATCATCATAGGACAAGGTGCAGTGGCAATCTGCCAAAGGGTGTAAATCCTGGCCAGGAGTGACTTGCCTGACTGTGTGGAAGCCATAATGGTCAGCAGTTTAGTCTCAGGATCACAGGCCAGCTTTAATGCTGCTCCCACCCAGGGTGTCCGGCTGAGGCTGAGTCTTCCCCTGATTGGGCTGTCTGGCACATCAAGCACATTGGCTTCAGCCCAGGCCACAGGGTCACCTGTGTAACTTGGCCGGATGATCTCCTGGGCAGACCCCACCAGGGTGGCTTCATTGTCCGTTGTCATCAAGCAGACAGATGGTGCAACTTCTTTAAAGTGGCCAGCCGGAAATGAGTGACAGGCTTCATCCCACAAAATCCATTTCTGATCCTGATATTCTTTCTTTCAAGGCTGTGCCTTTCAGCCATCTGGAACACAGCAGACCTACTGACATTGGCCAGCTTGCAGAAGTCAGTGGCACTGATCCAGCCCCTGGGGACTGCATCTTGGCCAATGATCCTTGAAGCCAGCATCACTTCATCAAAGCTCTTTAAAGGTTTCTTAGGCTGATAGACAAAAGCCCAAGACCTTTTCCCATCAATGGCTTTCACCTGGTAGCTTGTCCGGCAGAGCAGTCCCTTGTCATAGAGACACTTGGCCTTGGTGCTGGTGCTTGAGTAATTGAGGAAGCCAAGCTTTGCCTGGATGTCCCTGATGGTCAGCCAGCCCTTAGGGGCAGCTGCCTTGTCTTGCTTCCTGTGCTCAATGAGCTGCTTGGCAAGTTTGGCCAGGGTCATTTGCTTGGGTCATAAAGTTTCAGGTCTGTCTGAAAGACCCACTTCCTTCCCACCTTGTGGATCAAGGTGACCTTCCAATCCTTGCCATCAATCCACCCGGCTGCAAAGCCACTACCCCACATTGCACTGCCCAGCCTGTGGCTGGCATAGGTCATTGCCTCTTTCTGGCAGAGACATCCGGCTGAGTAAGCTGCACCACCACCCCACTTCCTGAGTGCTACCATTTCAAGTCTGTGAATATGGCCACACACAAACCCACCACCCCTTTGGGCATAGTGAGCACCTTGCTCCTGCACAGCTCTGGCACTGTGACTGTAACCGTGAGCAAAGGCCACCTTGCCCAATTCAAACACTCCCAAGTCTGCGTGATATGGAAGCACCTTGGTGCAGCCAATCTTCCTGGCTTCTCTCATCAGCTCATCCTTAATGCCCTGGCAATAATCCACTTCCTTGGCATCCCCGGAAGACTCAATGGTGTGATCAAGTCTGGCCTCGTGATTTCCCCACAGCCACACATCCGGGGAAAACTTACGGAGGAATTTCACCCCTTCTTGCAAGTCTTCCTTCAGACTCTCATTGGCTTCCTTGTCCTTGGCCTGGCTTCTGAGACTGCGTAAATCAAAGCAGTCACCTAGGTGAATACGGACATCCGGCTTGAATTGCTTACAGTATTCAAGCAGTGCGGACACAGCTTCAGGATCGTGCCTGTCACCGTGATTGTCACCACAGGCCACCCATTTGATGATCTTGCTCATAAGGTCTTAGATGAAAGCTCTGCCCTTGCTTGCAGTGTCCACTTCTCCAGGGCTTTGATTGCAGTTTCCGGCCTGTCAGGATTGCAAGCCTCAGCACAGTCCAGGGGAAGTTTGTCTAATCTCTGCACCACCTTGGCAGTCCACCTGGTGATAATCTCCTGGGCTTCAGTTAATTTTATGTAAGCCCTGGCCTCAATTGCTCTAGTCTTCTCCTCATCCTCTAGCTGCACTAGAGTCCTGAGGCTGGAATTATAGGCTGACTGAAGCTTACTTTGGGCAGGATCGTTTTGCTCAATGGCAGCTGCATAGACTTCTCTGGCTCTGTCCACCAGGTGTCTGTGCTGTGCCAGGGCATAACTGAGAGTGCCAGCAGTCAGCCCTTCCACTCCGGCAGGGGCATTGACCTGAGGGGATGGCTTTACAGGTGGAAGCTTCCTGTGCCTTCCGGCCTTACGCAGATCAAGCCAGGCTTTGGCCTCTGGCATTGTCTTAGGCAAACCTTCCTGACGCAGCTTGGCCACATAACCTTTTGAAAGCCCAAGTGCCTTGGCCAGCTCTGCCTGGGTCATAGCTTACCCCCTGGGATGCCTTCCAATCCAGCTGACTTCAAATCCTTGCGTTTTTGGACGGTGGTGGATGCCCCA